GTTTGAAATCTTCTACGCTAAAGAAGCTGACCAAGTTCGCTTTGTAGCAGAATTCAAGATGGGCGTTAACTTCGCCTTCCCTGATGAGATTGTTAAGTTCTTCGTTTAAATAACAAATAAGGTGAGGGGTGGGTTTCCATCCCTTGCCTTATCTTAAAATATAATACCATGCCTTGTGCGCTCACACAATCGTATTCATTAGACTGCAAGGAAAGCATAGGCGGGATAAAAGCCGTTTGGTTTATTCCTTTCTCTGATGTTACCACAATAACAGAAGCCTCTGGGGTTGTTACTACAATCACCAAGAGTGCTGGAAAAGTATTTTATAAGTACCAACTTGTTAAGCAGACATCTTCATTGACTGAGAATATTACTGCATCCGTTGAAAATGGAACAGTATTCTATGCTCAAGAATTGTCAATCATCCTTAACAAACTTCAAGCAAACACCCGTAATGAAATCTTGCTTCTTGCTAAGAATAACCTCTTGGCAGTAGTTCAAGATGGCAACGACAAATATTGGTTGCTTGGTAAGGTAAATGGTGCTGATTTGACTGGTGGCAATGGTGCTACTGGTACTGCTTTCGGAGATAGGAATGGTTATACATTGACCTTCACTGGCAATGAACCTGCTCTTGCTCCTGAGGTATCAAGTTCAATCATAGCAGGACTGACTGCGTAAATAGGACATAAGGTTTAGAATGAGTAGGGCAACCCATAGCGGTTGCCTTTCTTTTTGGGTAAAAGTCAAGGGATTATCTATTTAGAAGTAATGATACAACTCACACAAGGAGAAACCGAGTTCATTTATTTAACCCTAACGGAGAAGCAGACATTGACTTCTCCTAATTACCTATTCCGTTTTGTGAATAGGACCACACGGGATGAGGTTGCTTTTGTTTTGCTTAATGCCTTGGATGTATCACCTTTTAAGGATAGGTATAACAAATTCAGTATTAAAGTACCTAAATACTTTAGTTTGGGCAACATTGGGGATTATTTATACTATGTTTATGAGCAATCAAGTGCGTATAATGTAGACTATACCAAAGCGACTGGGTTGCTTGAAGAAGGAATAATGAAACTATCACCATCAACCACTTTTGAATATACGCAGCATGAGGTTGACAATACATACATAACAAGATGAATGATTTAGTAATATTAAACTTCCAAGAGGCAAGGCAACCAGAGTACCGAGAAAAGAGGGGTAAGGGGTATATTGAGTTCGGTGAAAAGAATGACTACCCAAGTTATCTGCTTTCGCTTTACAATAAGTCTGCAAAGCATAACGCAATCGTTAAAGGTAAGGTTAATTACATTATCGGAAATGGTTGGAAAACCGATGAGGTTGACCCTATTGCAGAGCAGTTCATTGCTCAACCTAACCAGTTTGAATCTTTGAACGATTTAACGAGGAAGGTATCAATAGACATTGAAATATTTGGAGGTGCTTACCTTGAAGTAATTTGGTCCTTAACAGGTGGCAAGTTGGTTGATGTACTTCACATTGACTATACTAAAATCAGGTCCAATGCTGATAATACGCAGTTTTGGTACAAGAAAGATTGGGCGGAAAGAAAGGATGAGGCTTTTGCTATGATGGCATTCAATACGAATGTCAGGCAAGGGAAGCAGATACTTTATGTAAAAGAATATAGACCGGGTTTGGACACTTATGCCTTGCCGGGTTACATGGGTGCGTTGAACTATATTGAATCAGATATTGAAGTCAGCAGACACGTTTTGGGGAATGCTCAAACCGGATTCAGTGCATCCAAACTTATTACCCTTCCTAATGGTGAACCTTCTCCTGATGAGAAGCGTAACATTGAAAGGAGATTTACGGATAGGTTTAGCGGTTCCGATGGCAAGAAATTTATCTTGTCATTTACAACCGACCCTGCAAGGAAACCTATTATTGAGGACCTCGGTGCATCCGATATCACTAAAGAGGACTTCACAAGGGTTGATTTGATTATTCAGAATAACCTTTTCGCAGGTCATCAAATTACATCACCAAGTCTTTTCGGTATTGCCGAACCTGGGCAACTTGGTTCAAGAACACAGATGAGGGATTCTTATGAAATATTTAAGAACACCTATGTAAACGATAAGCAACAATTTATTGAAGCGGTATTTAATCAACTTGCAAGGTTGAGGGGTGCGACTTCTGAAATAACAATTATCCCAGTAGAACCTATTGGGTTTGAGTTAAGCGAGGCAGCACTTTTGCAGATTGCACCGAAAGAGTGGTTATTGGAGAAGGCAGGTATTGATTTAACTAAATACCAACCAACTGTTGCAAATAATGCAACAACTGAACAAATCCAAGCAGAGGTAAACGATAACTTAAAGAACTTAAGCGGTAGGCAATACCAACAAGTTATGAGGGTTATTAGGCAGTTTTCTCAAGGTAAAATTACAAAGGAGATTGCAACTACTATGCTCAAAGCAGGTCTTGGAATGACTGATTCCGATATTAACGCAATGCTTGGAATAGATGATGACCCAAGCACTGATGACTTCCAATTCTCAGCACTTGATGAGGACACAGTTATTGGAATGTTCAGCGAATGCGGAGAACCAAAGTGCAATTATAACATATTGCATTCAAAGGCGGTATTTAGTGCAAGAGAAGCATTTGCAGACGATTCCTTGATAGATAAAGCACTTGACAAACAAATCCTTGCCTTGATTGACAAAGACCCGAAAATAAGCATTGATGACATTGCAGGTGCAACCAAGAAAAGCAGAGAAGTTGTACAAGGAAGGTTAAGTTACTTGGTTGAATCGGGTGCTATCAATTATGACCCAAAGATTGAGGAAAGGAAACTTACCAAACCTTTGAGCAAGTTGGTTGATGATATGGAGGTAACAACCTTTGAGGTTAGATATAGTTATGAGTGGAAACCTATTGTACCATCTTCTCAGCGTGATACTGCTGCACACCCTTCAAGGCAGTTTTGTAGGAAGTTGATTGCAGAGGACAAGTTTTGGACAAGGAAGGGAATTGAGATGCTAAGTGCAAGACTTGGGTACTCAGTATTTGACCGAGGCGGTGGTTGGTGGGGAGATTCACCAAGTTGCAGACATGAGTGGAGAAGAAACGTAGTAGTAAAAAAGAAATAAGATGAGCAGAAACATATTGTTTATTTCGGTAGACACGATAAAAGATAGAACTGGGTTACACGTTAACGTAGACCCTAAATTGGTATTCCCTGACATTCTGTATGCTCAAGATGCATACATTCTCCCTGCACTTGGAACGGCACTTTATGAGAAGTTGCAAGATGGGATTGAGTGCGGAGATTTGAATTGTGATGAGGAAACTTTGCTAAACACCTACATAACACCTTGTCTTGTTTACTATGTTATGAGTGAGTTGCCAATGGCATTGTCATACCAATTCTATAATAAGGGGGTAATAAGAAAAACTGGTGATAACCAAACCGAACCGAGTGCATCAGATTTGGCAGATGTAGCGAATAGGTACTCAGCAAGGGCAGAGTTTTACAAGCAAAGGTTGATAAAATACCTCAAGCAAGAAAGTCAAGCAAGTGCTAAGTTCCCCGAATACATTAACCCTGGCACCGGAGTTGATACTATCGTTCCCGACAATGATGCTTACACTACTACAATTTGGTTAGGAGATTATGACTGCGGAAGATATAAAACTTTTGAAGAAAAATATCAAGGAGATATAAATCGTTGTTGTGGCGAATAAGACATATTCAAAAAAGAACCAAGAGAAACTAAAAGTCTATCTTGAAAAAATAAAAAAGGATGACCCTAAACCAAACAATAAAGACAATAGAGGACTTGGGAAATGCACACCAACAAATCAAAACAACCTTCTACGGTAATGCTTTTGATTTTTTGAGTAGGGGTGCAGAGAATACCTACCCTGCTTTCTTTTTTGATATTACGGGGGCATCTATCAATGGCAAGACCTCAACCTTAAACTTCACCTTGTTTTTTTGCGATAGGGTACTTCCTGAGCAATCAAACGAGCAAGAGGTTTTGTCTGACCAATTACTAACGGCAGAAGATATTATCGCACAACTGCACGATAACAATTTTGAGTTTATTATGCAAGATTCTGTTAGTATTGACTTTTTTACAGAAGATACTCCCGAATATTTGGCAGGGGTATCGGCAACCATTGCTCTTGACTTACCATATTTGCAGAATAGGTGCGTAGTTCCAACAGACTACACATATCCATCATAAATCTATTTAAAAGAAAAGAAATGGCATCAGATTTTAGACCCGGTACGCTTGATATCCAAATGTGGAGAAATGACACTTGGGGTCAGGCTTTTACTATAACAATCAATTCAACTCCCGTTAATCTATCGGGTTCAACTATAACCATCCAAATCCGCAAGGGTTGTGGTGGCACTTTGGCATTGACTTTAACCAATGGAAGTGGGATAGCGATTGGCGGTGCAAGTAATAACGAAGTAACGGTTAGCAAACTGATAAATATTGACAAGGGTAATTATCAGTATGATATGAATGTAGTGTTCAGTGGGGGAGTTGTCAAGACTTACTTGCAAGGTGATTTTATTGTATATGATGATGTAACTAAACCATAAGAAGATGTCCATTGATGTAAACGCTATTGAGCAGACTGT